CATGCGTTCTTCTGGTCCGAATCAGAAACCACAATCAAACGCTTTGCCAACTCGCTGTCCCGATTCCTGTTTATTGAATGTAAATGGAGAAAGTCTGACCCATGATAACCCATTCAACCCATTTGATATTTACCGGGAACTTTGAATGATCTCGTTTGTAGGTTAGATATGAAGTGCGCCTACCCAAAATGCAGAAGAGAAAAGGATATGATCTACCTGGGCAAGTCCCTATGTGCCCATCACTTTGACAATACAAGCAGGGAAACATTACAAAAGAAGTTGAATGTAGTAAATCGGAGAGAGAGGAATGAGGAACAGGAACAGAAGGAAGACCCAGATCCGGAACGCAGGACTGTTCTTTCTGCTTATCGGACTGGTCATGACCGTAGCCATAATTACAGACATGGCAAACGAAAGGTACCAGATCAGCCGGGAAAG